TCTAGTTTTGCTTGGGTCGTTAGTTGTATCATTAATGCTTTAACCGGCGTTTTCTATACAACTGAACAGATTATTAAGTTTTTCTTACATCCTATTGATACACTAAATAAATTATGACATATGGAATTTCTACTGTTTGTTTGATGATTGCGTCTTTCCTGTTGGGAATTCTATACGGTAAAGCCGCTTCTGCTAATAATCAACCAAAATCTATTTGGGTTAAAATTGAGGAGGAGTCATATGTATTTTATGCTTATAATAATAAGACCTCCAAATACCTAGCTAGATCTGATTCTAAAGAAGAATTGGTTGACCAATTAAAAGTGATGTTTCCTGATTTCGTTATTTATATTGTAGAAGATTAAAATCATATAAATAGTAATATCATTGAAAATTTATATTATGGGAGTTAGATGTGGCTAAATTGTTCGATTATCTTACGGCAATTAATTATAGCAAAGAAAACTTATTAGTAGATGATCAGTCGGTAAAGGAGTATGTTCCCTTTATTATTAACAGAGGATTATCATATTTTCTTGATACGGTATTACAGGCTAATGAAATGAACCGTTATCCTGATTTGCCGAAGGATATGATGAATGATTTTTTGATACATTCTATCAAAAAGCGGAAACGATTTTCAAAATGGGTTAAGAAATCTGAAACGTCAGACGACTTAGAATTGGTATGTGAATACTATAATTACAGCAAACGGAAAGGGGTGTTGGCGCTTGAATTGTTACCGGAAAAACAGTTAGCTGAGATTCGGGAACAAATGAGTTCGGGCGGAAAACAAAAACATGGAAAAGTATGACTTATTAGAAATCACATTAAAGAAACCTGATGATTTTTTAAAGGTTAAAGAAACCTTGAGTCGCATTGGTATTGCTTCTAAACAAGAAAAGAAACTCTATCAAACGGCTCATATCTTACATAAACAAGGAAAATATTATTTGGTTCATTTTAAACAATTATTTGAACTAGATGGCAAACCTACTACAATCACATCTGATGATATTAAACGTAGAAACACTATTGCTAGATTGTTAAATGATTGGGATTTACTCCAAATTGTGAATAAAACTAATTTAGAAACTTGTTCGTTAAACACTATCAAAATTCTATCATTCCAAGAAAAATCTGAATGGGAATTATGTCCCAAATATAATCTTGGTAAATCTTAATATTATTATAGGAACTACATTATGAATATAACATTAAATTTGACCGTGGACGAAGTGAATTTTATCCTTGAAACTCTAGCTGAAGAACCATTCCGCGATGTTAGCCAATTAATCGCTAAAATCCAGTTCCAAGGTAATCCTCAAGTAGAAGCCGCTCAAGCGGAAGAATCTGTTTCTGAAGAAACTGAACAATAAATATATCAGGGTTAAGCGCAAATTCTTAACCCTTTAATTACATGAGATTTAATAATGAATAAAATGCCACAATTGATTGCTTTATTGTTTGATGCCAGAAATAAAGCTCATATTGCCCATTTACAAACAAAAAGTTATGCGGCTCATAAAGCGTTACAGGAGTTCTATAATAATGTTATCGATATTGCTGACTCCCTTGCGGAAAATCATCAAGGGCGCAACGGGATCATTAATGATTATCCTTTTGTCAATAACCCTTCTGATCCAATCCAATTGGTTACTTCCATTCGTTCTTGGGTCGACGCTAACAGACAAGATTGCGGCTCTGAAAATGAAATACAAAATATAATTGATACTCTCCAATCTTTAAACAACGAAACAATTTATAAATTAACTAATCTTTCTTAAGGTAATATTATTATGGGATTCTTTTCTGATTTAGCTCATGGCATAACTCATGAAGCTGAGAAAGTAGGTAACGGTGTTGTTGATATTGCTACTGGTGTTGCCGCAAAAACTGTTTATGATACCATTGTCTCAACTGGAGAAACGGTTGTTGAAGGAACTGTTACCGCCGCTGGCACTGTAGCTGAAGTTGCTACCAGTGCTGAAACTATCGCGGTTCTAACTGAAGTTGGCGAAGTAGCGGCTGTTGCTGCTCTCTAAAATAAATCTTTACTTTATCTTATAACTAAATTATAATATACCTGTAGTTTGAGTTAAAGAGTTTTGGTAGCCTAGTCGGTTTGGATCGGGGTTACTATCAAAATTGGAAACACTACCAATCAAAAGTGGCAAATGTATGTTCTGCGGAAAGCCTTAAAGTACAAAAAAGAACTGACCGCTTGGAAAGACAAGCATTATGAAGCATGAGTATTACATTCTAGTCGGGTTTGTGGTCATACTAGACAGCACATGTAACTCCGTAAAATACTCATGACTTGATAGTTAAATGATATGACTTGATAATTGAGGGATTAGTTTAATGGTAGAACAGCAGATTTCCAATCTCCTAGTGAGGGTTCGATTCCCTTATCCCTCTCCATTTTAAAAATCTACTAAATAATATTAAGATAAATGATTAAAGGGGTCTTAGCTCAGTTGGTAGAGCGTTCGCTTAGCATGCGAAAGGTCGAGGATTCGAATTCCTTAGACTCCACCAGTAATAGGAAGAATGGCTGAGAGGCTTAAAGCAACGGTCTTGAAAACCGTCGAGGGTTTATCCCCTCCGTGAGTTCGAATCTCACTTCTTCCGATAAATATTAGTTATAATATTTCCCAGATAGCAATCATGGTGAATGCGCTCCGCTGTTAACGGAGAATGAGATAGGATCGTTACCTATTCTGGGAGCCAAACATTGCCACCGTAGCTCAATAGGCAGAGCATCTGATTTGTAATCAGAGGGTTGAGGGTTCGATTCCTTTCGGTGGCTCCATTATATGGTTCTTAATGAAAGTTAAGATCGGTGGCGATTGCTGCGTCCCACGTAAAAAACAAATGGCAGCACCATTTTTCTCGTGATTAACTTTATGGCGAATAGGGAATAAAACCTCTATTCGCCTTTAATACGCCTAAATAATTCTATAAATACTCTTAAATAATAAAGGAAAATTTATGGAATTAAAAGAAAAGAACCCTCTTAGTTTTAAATGCTGGAGAAATAAGCATAAAGAAGGGACTAAGATGAAAGGCGGTAAATTGGTTAATAATTGTGTTGCTAATGAAAGTTTTGAATTATCATCTGACGAAATGTTTGATATGATTGAGAATGTAATTGAGGAATACGCAACAGAAAACGGGTTTACCAGTGAATATATTTGGGACGTATTTGACGCCTTTAACGACGAAGAGTTATTAGAATACGCTATTGACGCAAAAGGACATAAAAGCTCTACTGGCGGGTTGACGCAAAAAGGCGTTGATGCTCATAGAAAAGCGAATCCAGGAAGTAAATTACAGATGGCAGTAACAACTCCACCTAGTAAATTAGATCCTGATAGCAGAGCAGCAAAAAGACGCAAAAGTTTTTGTGCTAGGATGAGTGGTGTGCCTGGACCAATGAAAGATGAAAACGGTAAACCAACAAGAAAGGCATTAGCCTTAAAAAAATGGAATTGTTAAACAGTAGGCGATGATTCGCTACTGTATAGTTGTAGGATAGTTCTACGTCAACGGAACTGACCGTGTAGCAATAGAAGCTACCATCCTCAATACGATAAGTTGAGCCACTTTAACTTGTATTGCCATTAGGAATACAATTCTTGCTTTCTTTAAAGGAGATAAAAATGACACACCCATTATTAGTATTAAAAGAGCTTCATAACCAAATTGTCGAACAATCAAAGGTAAATTACCCTCCATATAACATTAAATATGTTGATGAGGTAACTACTGCATTAGAAATTGCTCTTGCCGGAATATCGGAAGATGACATTCAAATCCTGTTAGATAAAAATGTATTGACTGTTTCTTATACTAAGAATGATACAAACGAATCCAAATATTTTTATAAAGGCATTAGTTCTAAATCATTTGCTAGAACGTTTACGTTGAGTAATGATTCGGTAATTAAGAGTGCTGAAATGGTAAATGGATTATTGAGTATCTATATCAGAAAGGTTATTCCGGAATCATCTAATCCGAAAAAGATTCCGATTAACACGAAATCTAAACCTCAATTATTGACTGAAGGAAATTAATATATGGCTAATGTGATTGCGCTTAAATTGACAACCGGTGAAGATGTAATTACTAGAGTTGAATCTGAAAATGAATTAGAATATGTGGCGCTATATCCAGCATATATTGTTATTGGATCTAATCCTGATGGCCAATCTGGAGTTCAAATTGCTCCATTTATTGCTTTTGCCGTTGATGGGAAAGTGACTATTTATAAATCTTCAGTTGCGGCTAAAGCTGAACCAGATCCAAAATTGTCTGAGGAATACACTAAACTGTATCATCCTGGCACTATACAGTTATTAAATCAAGGTAAACTCATCGTATGATTACGATGATTATCATCTAATGCAACGCTCACTGTCTTAATTGATAGTGGGCGTTTTTTTTGTTTAAATTTTACAGGATGTATTTGATGTCTACTAAACCTAAGAAAAGTCGCCAATCTGCTCCAACCTTTGAGCTTGATGAATTACAACCAGCAGAAATTGTTACTCTTACCCACAATCAGAAACGTTACCTGAATTCTATTAAAAATAACGTTTTAACATTTGGGACTGGTCATGCTGGTACAGGTAAATCTTATGTGGCTTTATCCTATGCGGCGGAACTATTAAAAGCAAAGAAAATCAATAAGATTATACTAACTAGACCTATACAAGAAGCCGGCGAAAAATTAGGGTTTCTTCCTGGAGAATTAGACGAGAAGATACAGCCTTATTTACAGCCTATGGTAGATATTTTAAACAAGAGATTAGGAGCTTCTTTTACCGAATATCTGTTTAAACGACATATTATTGAATTTAGACCATTAGCTTATATGAGGGGAAGTACATTTGAGAATAGTTTTGTGTTGCTAGACGAGGCTCAGAATGTGGATTTTACAGGGATGCGTATGTTCCTTTCTAGAATTGGAGAGAACAGTAAAGTTGTAGTAGACGGGGATATTCAACAGAAGGATATTAAAGCGGCATCTGGGTTAGCGGACGCGGTCGATAGACTTAAACATTTGAATAATATTGGTTGGGTTAACTTTGAGATAGACGATATTGTTAGGTCTGGTATCTGTAAGGATATTGTTATTGCTTATTCGAAATAAATAATAAAGCCGGCGTAATTGCTGGCTTTTTATTGCCTAAAATAATTCTAGAAATCTCTTTACTTTTAGAAAAACTCCAGTATAATAGAAATCTAATAAATAGTTATTTACGAATAGAGGTTCTAAATGTTAAGTTACAAAGAATTCAAAGAGTTAAATGAATCTGTAGTTAAATTCTATTCGGCTACGATTTCAGGTGGTCCAGGATTTACTGGAATTAGCGGTAAAGGAAACAAAGATGCTGTGGTATTTATTAACAGCAAAGGAGAATTTGGTTTCTTAGAAGGTAAAGACGCTCCATATACTCCAAGCGGTGGTAGAAAGGTTTGGGATATGGTAAAAGATGCTTTACAGTTTAAACCATACGATTGGGGCGATCCAAGTAAAGGCGGATATTCCGTCAAACGTGGCGCTGAGTTAAAATGAAAGGAATAAAATAATGAATTTTCAAGAATTTAAAAATTTAGTATTAGAAGAAGTCAGACACGGTAAAGTAATACAATTTGCATCAAAAGCTCATGATATGTGGCGTAAACAACATATCAAAACTAATGGTGATGTTCCAAGAGTAAAAAAGAATAGCGACGGCACTGAAGGAGATATTAATGTATCTTTTCACAAACTTCATCCTGATTGGAAAAAAGAAAATGTTGCCGCTGGTAAAGCTGCATTGGCTGCGGTTAAAAAACATCCAAATAATTTAGAAAAAGCCGCAGAACATGTACATAACGAATGGATGAAACGTAATCCTAAACAAGATTATAATGCTCATCAACATAAACCATATAAAGACCTTCCCGAAGACGAAAAAGAAAAAGATAGAGTTCATGTTCGTCTTATGAAATCGTTAAAATAATAACAAGCCGGCTTAATTGTCGGCTTTTTATTGCCTAAAATAATTCTTTACTTTTAGAAAAACTCTAGTATAATAGATTCTAAATTACAAGGTATTAAATAAACATGACTACATAAATCTTAATCAAAAGAAAGCCAAAGATTATACTAGGAATTGAAGATGGCAACTTCTTATGGACTTGTTACATTAACCAACACAAGAGAAATTATGAAAATTAAACACAAGAAAGGCTTTCTAACAAAGAAAGCGCAATTTGATGCTTTAGAATCAACAGAACAAACTATGTTAATCCAAAGAGCAACCGATGCTGTTAAGAATAAACATTTACTGAGAATCCGTTTAAAGTTAGGGTTATACATGACTGAATTTTTATCGGCTTACCAATATCAGTTGTATGTTGAAAATGGAACCGATGCAGGCGTAATTGAACCAGAATTAATTTTAAAATTCGCAAAATAAATCTTTACTTTTGAAAATTTATCAGTATAATAGATCGTAACTTAAACAGTAATTGAAAGAGGTATTATATTATGGAAGCTGTATTTTTAACATTGGCAATGTATTTCACTCCTGCTCAAATCCAACATGATTCGCCAGAAGTAACTATCATGGCGTTTGATACATATCAGGAATGTGAATTTTATATTGAAAAACATAAACCAGAAATTGAACAAGCCTTAACTGAAGATCTATTAGGATATTCTGCTAAATGCGAAGTTGGAGATAAATAATGAGCGATTCAATTGTGATAAATCAAACGGACACTTCATATAAAACTTACGATTATCCATCTTCTATAGTTACTTTATCCGATTCGGTATTTGTTGTAGAAATGTTACGTTGGGGTGATAGAGAAAACCATAGTTATGTTATAGGAGTTTTTACTACAAGGGAACAAGCTGAGTTAGCCGGTGATGCGGAGGTCTCTTGGAGGGGAAATAAATACGAATATTGTATTAGCGAATATAAACTGAATTTTATTCCTCAAGATAAACTTGATAATCATGCTGGGTGCAAATAATGAGTGGACATAAACACGCTGATTTGATGTTAGAATATGCTAAAGACGCATTGACTAATGAGAACCCTTGGAAATTATGGGAGTTAAGGCTTGATGGTTCTTACGAATGGTCAGTTTTACACGCAAATCCGGAATGGCGATCAGATTTCGAATACCGCCGCAAACCGGTTAAATGGTCGCCTGTTGGCGGGGGTTGGCGAGTTATTAACAATAATTCTATTAATAATTACATTTCTAATAAAGGCTCAAAAGAATTTGGTCTACACCGCCCCACCAAAGAACAAGCAGAAAGAGCATTAATAGAGATGCGTAGGTTTAATCGTCTATTAGCACTTAGAGATGAGCTGTGTGGTGATGAGACGTTTGATAGTTGGAATTGTGAAGATAATAATATTCCAAAATATTATTTGAATTTTAATCATTATAACTATGACAAAATGATTTGGGATTTTGAAATTAACTACTATGTTAATTACATAGGAATATGTTTTTCAAGTGCGGAAACAGCCAAACGTGCTTGCGAAATGCTTAATTCTGGGCAGGTGGAATTATGAGTATTGAATATAAACACAAAAAAACTGGCGATGTTTACTTACTTGAAACTGCGTGTTATGTGAAAATTGACGGTAACTGGGTTGAAGGAATTGCTTATTTTAATGCAAACAAACTTCGTGAAATGTTTGTCACAACTAAGGAAGATTTTTTAAACTCTTTCGAGGAGGTTGATTTATGAGTCCATTAACTGACGATTTCCATAAAGATTTAAAAATTGCATTAATTATTCTAAATGTAATTGGATTTGGAGCATTAATATGGGGAGGTTTTGGGTTAGTTGAAAAATGGAAACATACAAGTTATGCTGCTCATATTAGGTTAATCGAAGAATGCGAATTACGCCTACCGCGAGATAAACACTGCCATCTTATAGGAGTTCCAGATGAATAACGAAAGTTGGAATTTGAGTTTGATAGGAGTTGCAATTTTGATTGTAATCATTATCTTCGGCGCATTTTATAATGCCAATAAAATTAATACACTAATCAATGAATGCGAAAAAGATTTACCAAGAACCCAACATTGTCATTTAGTAGGAGTTCCTGATGAGAAGTGAGAATGTATATGAAGTTGTTGGATACTCAGTATCCTGTCCTGAAGAAACATGCAGTAATGGTCTATATAGAACCAGAGAATTGGCAGAAACTGCTAGGAAAAAATTAATTGAAGAATATGACGGGTGTGAATTTGAAATTTATGTTAGATATCTATACGGGTAATTATGAATGATAAAATCCTTTTAGAAAAACTTGAAGAAGTACGAGAACTATTAAACTACGTTTGCGAATATGAAATACCGATATCTATTTTTGTTAGGGTTGATGAATGTATTGAGATCCTCGGCGGAGTTCCTAGCGAAAGATAAATCTTTACTTTTCATAAAACGGTAGTATAATAGACCTTGAAGTTAAACCTTAACAGATTTGGAGTAATAAATTATGAGCGAAGTGAAATATTATTTTTTAGGCGATACTGGTAAGGCAAGAACCAATGTAATAACTATCGCTTATGTTATTGAGGAAACCGTGACTTCGTCTGGAGAGGTTATTGATGTGATCAGATTTGGGGTTGCTTATTCTTGTGTATCTGACGTTTATAACAAGAAATTAGGTAAACGAATTGCGCTTAATAGATTTAACGATGAGCCTCGTAGGGTTATTGTTAAGGATAAAAATTTCAATACTTATCTTAAGTCTATTGTGGGTAATATTATTAATAATGAAGCTCCTAATTGGGCTTATAGATTGATTGAGAGTTCATTTTAAATTTAATATCTTATATCTCCGCTAAATACTAATGCCAGTCTA